CGCAGTATAGCGGCAAGACAGGAGGAGAAGATGCGCTTGGACTACGAGTTGGTTCGTGTCCTGAAATGCAGTGAGCTCCAGCAAAAGGGCTTCATGATATTGCCTAATACACGTGTCTATGGAATGTGTAGCGATGTTATTCCTATTTCATCTTGGACTAAGGCAAAGAAAGAAGTCATGAAATGTATAACACCACCTAAACCTTGGTATAAACCTTGGAGTAAACCTAAAGAACCTAAATGTACTATGTCCACTTTAAGTGACGCAATAAAAAAACAAGCGGAAGCACAAGCTAAAGCTGCAAAGAAATCCACTAAGAAATCCACTAAATAATGACACTACTTATCAAACCCGTCCTCATGGCGTTCCTCAGCTCATCAGCTGTTAAGGAATTAGTTATACAACTACTAGAAGCCTATGCAGCATCAACTGATAACACCATTGATGATAAAGCAGTCGAACTGATTAAAAAAAACTTATTCCCAGGAAGTTAAATGTCTTATCAAGTGTTAGATAGAGACGGCACTTTAATGGGTACTTATGGCACTAAAGCAGGAGCTGAACGAAAGAAAGATTCTCTTGACAATGAATATGGTGGTTATAGGTACAAAGTACGTCTAAAAGCAGAGAAGAAATCTAAAAAAGATCTAAAAATCAAAAAAGCCTAATGAAGAAAGCCACTGAAGCCCAATTTAACGAATTACATAACCTCGTCACAACTGAATTCCTTAAACGGGTCAAAAGTGGCGAAGCTTCTACCCAAGATTTAAAAGCAGCCTGTGATTGGCTTAAAACTAATGACATTAGCGGTATTGCATACGACGGCAACCCACTCTCTAAGCTTGCAGCTGTAATGCCAAAAGTAGATCCAGAACTAGTACAGAGCAGACTCTATGGCAAGCGGAGCTAAATACGCTAACGGCAATTATAAAGGTCAACAAAAAGCGTATAACAAAACAAAGAAAGGTCTAGCGTTAAGAGTTAACGCCAATGCAATTAATAGAAAGAAAGGTACTTACGGTAATGGGGATGGACTCGATGTAGCTCATAAAAAAGGTAAGCAGAATAGTAAAAAAGCTAAAGATGCAACCTTACAAAAACCAAGTAATAACCGTAGAAGTCGATTGAAATCTAGCAATTACGCATGACCCCACTACTACCAACCCCTGAACACTATTTATTTAACCTAATAACCATGACAAGTCCTGATGCTAAACGGCTATGGAGAAGAGCTATTAAAGAGCACTTCAATTGTACATGTGTTTATTGCGGAAACAATTATGAAATTAATGAACTTACACTCGATCACGTCAAGCCTAAGTCAAACGGTGGAGAGGATCTTACAAGCAATTTGGTCCCCGCCTGTCGAAAGTGCAATCAAGGGAAAGGTAGCAGTCATTGGCTCAGATGGATGCGTTCGACATATGGACATAACCCTCTGAGAGAACGACTAATTATTAGTCACATCACATAACACACCCAAAAATCAATATCTCATAGCCGTCCGAAAGGGCGGCTTTTTTTATGGCTGCAAATAAAAATACAAAACTCACAAGAACTGAGTATAAAGCCGAAGTAAATAAGTGGATAAAAAACAATCCAAAGAAATTTGAAGAGCTTAGAAAAACTACTAAAAATAAACCTTGGCCAGCCATACAAAAATTACTTGAGTCAAAATTAGGTAAACCGTATTGGACTGAAGTCAAAGGTAGCAGAGCAAAGACAGGGTTAGTACCTGGCAAAGGTGAAAAAGGTATTGAATTTAGAATTTATAATGAAGGTGGTAAGGCTGGATTTAAAAGTATTTCTACTAGAAAAGCAACTAGAGGTACTCTACAAAGAAGAGCTGCTGTAGCTGATAAAAGTATTTCATTAGATGAATATAAGGCTATTGCAAAAAAACATGGGTTCTCAGAAGCTGAAGCTGTTAAACATTACGAAATTAATCAAGCTAAATTAAAAAAGCTTGCAGGTAAAACAAAAACACTTAAAGGTACTCCACTTGCTTATGAACATCTAACACCAAACGTTTCAAGAGCTTATGGAGGATTAGAACACTGGAGAAATATAGGTCTATTAGGTGATGCTGCTAATAATAAAAAAAGTGATCTACTAATAACTAAAAAAACAGCTAATCAATCTGGTATCCCATTAACTAAAGAAGAAGCTGTGTTAATGGATTTAAGAGAAGTTAAACCAGTAGCTGCAGGTAGAGTTCGTAGAAATATAGAAGCTGATTTAACTAGCCGTAATCCAGTTAGAGCAAGACTTAGAAATAAGTTTGTGTCTAAAATAGAAGCTCCAAAAAGAATGAGCCTTGCTATTAACGGTAATGGAAACGGTAATGGTAATGGCAATGGCAATGGCAATGGTAATGGTGTTAACGGTAAGAATGGTAAGAACGGAAAGTTAAACGGTATCTCCACAGGTACTGGTAAAACAAGACTTATAGATTCTGCTCTACAAATTGGTTCAAATGTTGCTACTGGAAACTATGCAGGCGCAGCTATAGGAGCTGGAACATTAGCTGGTACTCAAGCCTTACGTCATTCCGCTGTACAAAAAACAGTAGCTAAACAAATAACTAAGTTAATGGCTGAACGTGGTGCTAAATCTGCAGCTAAACTTATACCTGGATTAGACGTTGCTTTATCTGGTAAAGAAAGTTGGGACTATCTTAGACAAGGTAAATTAGATCAAGCTGGTATTGCTGCACTTAGTGGTGCTATCGGATGGCTACCTCTTGTCGGAGATGGAATCTCAGCTGCTTTAGATTTATCAAATACAGGTATTGATATTGCTCGACTTCAAGCACCAAATAGAAAGAATAGAAAGAGATTAAAGACGCCTAGAAGGCTACTGAAAATTAGCTAATGATTAAACATACATGACCAACCCCTTACAAGCCTTACAGGACGATTTCAAGCTGTTTCTGACCGCTTTATGGGAACAGCTAGAACTCCCTCCACCAACAAGAGCTCAATTCGCAATTGCAGACTATCTACAATACGGTCCTAAACGTCTACAGATCCAAGCCTTTCGAGGAGTCGGTAAATCTTGGATTACAGGTGCGTTCGTGTTGTGGACACTCTTCAAAGATCCAGAAAAGAAGATCATGATCATATCTGCATCTAAAGAACGTGCAGACAACATGTCTATCTTCTTACAAAAACTAATAATCGAAACACCATGGTTATCTCACCTACAACCAAAATCAGACGACAGTCGGTGGTCACGTATATCCTTCGACGTTGCTTGTTCTCCTCATCAGGCTCCAAGCGTAAAAAGCGTTGGTATTACTGGACAACTAACTGGTTCCAGAGCAGACCTAATGGTCTTAGACGATATCGAAGTCCCTGGAAACTCTATGACGGAGATGATGCGTGAAAAACTTCTTCAACTCTGTACAGAAGCCGAATCTATCCTTACCCCCAAAAGTGATAGCCGTATTTGCTATCTCGGGACTCCTCAGACTGTGTTTACTGTTTATCGTAAGTTGGCAGAGCGTTCATACCGTCCGTTCGTTTGGCCAGCAAGATATCCACGTAAACTCTCACAGTATGAAGGATTAATAGCTCCTCAACTACAAGAAGACATTGATAATGGTGCTGAAGAGTGGGACGTAACAGACCCAGACAGATTTAGTAGTGACGATCTCATAGAACGTGAAGCATCTATGGGTAGATCTAACTTCATGCTTCAGTTCATGTTAGACACCTCCTTATCTGATGCTGAAAAGTTCCCTCTTAAAATGGCTGACCTTGTTATTACTAGCGTCAACCCAACTAAAGCTCCTGAGTCCGTCGTATGGTGCTCAGACCCAAAGAATGTCATCAAAGAACTCACAACAGTTGGTCTACCTGGAGACTATTTTTACTCTCCAATGCAACTTGTTGGCGAATGGGATACTTACCAGGAAACAATTTGTTCAGTGGACCCATCTGGTCGGGGAAGCGATGAAACAACAGCAGCCTTCATCTCTCAACGAAATGGATTCCTATACCTGCATGAGATGCGAGCTTACAGAGATGGGTACAGTGACAACACACTGTTAGACATACTTAAAGGTTGTAAGAAATTTAATGTATCTACTCTACTTATCGAATCTAACTTTGGTGATGGTATCGTTGCTGAACTCTTCAAAAAGCACTTACAAAACACCAAACAAGCTATACACATCGAAGAAACTAGAGCTAACGTTAGAAAAGAAGACAGAATTATAGACAGTCTTGAACCTGTTATGAACCAAC